TGTAGCACCTGTCCTACCGGCCAACTCCAACCTTTGTTGAGTGTTCCCTCAACGTCAGTCGCGAACACGAATTCACCACCATGCGATGCCTGATCACCGAAAGTGAAAATCAAGTTTCCATCCTCGGTTCTCACAACGAATGAGTTGTGTTCTGTGTTTGCAGTTGCCTGGAAGTTGAATCTTTGCACACTTGACACGCTAGGTTCGATCTCAACGTCCCACTTAACACCTTTGAACTTCACGGTCTTAAGTTTCTCGTTGATGATCTCAGCATTCATGAATCTGTAGTCATTCTTGAAGTCACCCTTTTCGTTCTCGAAATGGATCCCTGTTGGAATGGTCGCACCGTTTCTCTCACCGGACAACACAGTTATGTTTGCTTTCTCCTTGTACTCCGGACACTTCAAGTGGATGTCTAGTTTGCCCATCTGTGGCATACCGAACGTACCTGTCATCTCCGTTTGTGGCTTGTGGAAAGACCCTTGTAGGATCACAGATCTGTCTTCGGCCATGGAGTCGATTGAAGTTTCCTTATCGTCCCCAGTGATCTTAACAAGATCCAAGAATCCCAGTCCATGCGTATGTTTAACGATGTCTTTTAAGATGTCTATCATAATGTTCTTATTGTATAGGATATTTAGGTCTTAGTCTAGTGTTATTTCAGAAACTCTGTACACAGCCGGATTTTGTTTACCAGGATTTTTGAATATGGCGTAACTGGCACCGGGCCTGAATTGATTCATCTCTACCAATTCGTATCCCTCGTCTTTGATGATCTGCGTCATCGCAGTTTTTGTGTTGTAGTTCCAGTAACCTCTTTGGGCAAGGTCAAGTTCCTGATCGAAGTGGCAGTCAGCGTACTGTATGAAACAATAACCGCCTGGGATCAAAACCCTCTTGATGTCATGTAGGTACTGTTGTATGTGTTTCTGTGTGAAGAAAACAAATGTGTCCCAACTGAACACAAGGTTGCAACTGTTCTCCGGCACACTTGAACAATCTGTTTGTTTTGTGGTAATAAATTTTAGGTATTTGTGGTGTTGTGTATTGAACAGTGCCCTAATCACTTTCTCCCTGCAAAGAAGCACGTCCACGAAGTAATTCAATCTCCATGCCCTGAAATCCATGGAGAACATGCCGTCCCCTGGTCCTATCTCGAGGCTGTTGTAGATATTGGTCTTTGCGAACTGGAATATCTTGCTCTGCACGAATCTCTGTAGAGTGGGATCGATCATGGGCGTGAGTTTTTTCTGGTCAAGATCACGTCTGAACCATTCGGGTGTCTTGTCAAGCCTATCTATTACTTCCTTGTTGTTTGCGTCAACGGCCAACTCTATGTCCTTGAGAATCTTGAGGTTTGAGTCTATCAACTGTTGTAGGTCCTCTTTCTTGACCCGTTCCAGTTTTTCTATCAGTAACTTTATTTCTTCAATGCTCAACATAATTGTATTTAGAAAGTAAACAGTTTATTGAATGTGTTTGTGGTCTCTGTGCTTTGCACGTCCCAATCCAACACTCCTATGAGGTTGTCTATCTTCTGGTCCAGTATTGTGGCCTCCATGGCATCACCGTCAAACGGCAGTTCCTTGAACCACTCTGGTATACGCATCTCATCCACAGGATATGCGATACTGGTATAGCCCATGGGATTATTTTTAAGTTTGCACACAATCACTTTTGCACCATCTGTTATTGGCATGGAATATTTGTCACCATACATCTCCCTACACCTGTTCCAGTTCATGCTGGCCCTGACGTGCCCTGGCATGTTTGCCCTACCGGCCTTTTCTTCTGCCGCTGTGTACTTGGTCATGTTGTTCGCTCTTTTTGGAGAACCTTTCTCCCATCCTGGCCTTGCTTTGAATTCTGACCTGAACTCGCTTATTTTTTTTAACACTTCTTTTTCTTCCTTGCCCTGTAGCACCATGTAAAGAAGATCACTCAAGAAATCCTGCACGAACACAGGTGTGTCAGAACGTTTAAGATCCAGTCCCATCGCTTTCATCTTGCCATCCTTGCCTTCTACGTCTGCACGTTTGCCTTCCTTGTCATAGTACAGCACCGCATATCTCTTCTTTGTGATGAACAGTCCCTTCGACGCAACAAGTTCTCTACCCGCCGCAATGACCTCTCCACGTGTACTTGGTGTGTGGAATGCCCGAGTCATGAATGACTTGAATGACCCGTTGACCTCTTCCGCTATCTTGTCATATAGTCCTAGCACAGAATCTTTGGTCCATGGTATGAGGCCTTCGTTGATCTCTTTTTGTAATGTTTTGTATGCTGAGAAATACACAGAGTCTGTGTCTCCATACACAACACTCTCACCTTTGTGGTCATACTTGCCTGCGACTATTTCATTGACCTTGCTGGCCATGTGTTTGGTTATACATCTACCAGTGAGTGTGACCGATTGTCCTATCCTCATGTCAAAGAACCTACAACCCGGATTAAGTATTGCACCATACAGACTGTTCAAGTTAATCTTTTTAACAAGTTGCCTCTTGTCCCAATACTCCCGTTCAATCTCGTTGTCTCCACAGTCACGCATTTTTCTCTGCATCTCTTGTCTTTCCTCATACCAACGTTTCAGCAGTCCTGGTATGATCGCTTCATACTCGTATGTGAATATTGTGCCATTGGCACTCAGCATCCATTTGTTGTTGCCGTCAAACACTATGTCATAAAGTTGAGCGGCACTCATACGCACACTGGTCTTGTCTTCCCAGTCTACTATGATCTCTGTGCCTTTCTCTTGATTCATGACTGCTTGGTATTCCCAACTACCGAACTGGCTGTCCCATGCGGCCGCGAATGATTTCTTGGCGTGTTTGGCCCTGTTGATCTCTGCTGATGTTATCACTGGCCTTATCTGTCCTACTATAGTCTCAGGCCCCATGTTCAAGGCACGGATCACACTCGGATAGAGCGAGTTGATGTCAACAGAACCGATCCAGTCGTGTATCCCTTTTTGTGGGGTTGCCACGTGGGCTCCTGCGGCCGGTTGGTTCTCCTCACCGTCCTTCTTGTATTTCCTACCTGGTACCTGCATACCACGTCTGTGTGTCTCGTTCACTATGGCCTGTTCAGTCACCGCCACTGCACCCATTGTGGTCTGTAGCAACACAGTGTTCTGGTGTGCTATCTCGTTGGCAAGTTCTATGAACTTCAGTTTCTTCTCGAGCTTGGCCAACAGTGCAGTATCCTGTCTGTTGTATTCTATGAAAAGTCCAAAGTCATTTTTATACAAGTTGTCCAGTGACCCCTCGTATACTGTTTTTCTCTCGTCCAATTCATGCTCGCCTATTGCGTCCAGTCTGAAACTGTGTCTTTCTTCGTATGTGTATTTCCTGTATAGTTCCAGCAAGTCTAAGTGTACACGACCTACCAGATCAAAACTTAACTGTTCTCGACCATATTTTTCAAATACTCTCTTTCTAGGTTTTTCACCCCAAAAACACAAACGCCTTGTGTCATCTGAACTTAATACTTTTTGTATCCTACCAACTGTGTATGGAATATCATATCCCTCTGAGTTCCAACCTGACAGTATGTCTGCGTCCTGCACTAGTTCCAGGAATGCGTCCAGCATGTCCTTCTCCTTCTCGAACAACATGGTGTTCTCGAATCTCTTTGTAAGTTCTTTCGCGTCTGTCATGCTGATGGTCTTGGGAGGTACTGCAAATGTGACCAGTTGGTCCGTCCAGCTCATGTAACAACTTATGGCAGTTATGGGCATGAACGGATCATCTGTTGTTGAATAACCTCGATCTGGATCGAAGTCAACTTCAATATCGAAAAACATCACGTTGAGTTTTGGGGTTTCCTTGCCCAAGTAGTTCTCTTCCAAACACCTGAACACAGGATTGATGTCATTCTCGTATAATTGCTTGTTGGATCTTATCCTCTGTTCTTTTATGAATTCCTTGTTGGTGGCACACTGCACTCTCTGTAATGGTGCACCCGTCATTGATCTGTGTTTGCCCCTTGCGTCCTCGTAGTAGAACACGTACCTGGCATCGTACTCTGTGAATATTCGACCCTTCTTGGGATCACGTTCTACGACGTATATCTTGTCCTCATCTTTTTTGAATAGTGCATCTATGTAACTCATAAATTAAATTTGTCCTTATTTCTTAAAATAAATTGTTCACCAGTGTTATTGGTATAATGCACCCCGTCATCGGGAATGTCTCCTAACTCATAAGCAACGTTTAATGGAGATTCTCCAATATGACCAGACATGTCTATGTAATCTGGTAGTTTGAACACCGACCCATCAATAGTTGTCATTTTGTTTGGGGGATTGGTATAGTCATAATAACTGCTCCAGTTGTAAGGTATTTTCAGGGTCTTGCATAATTCTATACCTCGAAAGATTTCATGTAAACTTAAATCGTAAGGACCCTTTTCTGATGTGATATCATACATGTATGCAAACAGTTTTTTCAGCATATCACAGGCAAGCCAAGATCCATTGCGACCGCCACTGGCAACCCAATTTCTTCTGTTGGTTTTACTCTGGCCTCCATAATCGGGTATAGTCACTTTGGGGTCAAACGGTAGGTCAATTCTTGATAATCCGGAATATTGTAGATACACGTAATCTGGTATTCCACTTTCGTCCACATATTCAAATAAACGTGAGGTGATATACCTATTGCCAAATCCGCTGGCGGATAGATTTATCCATTCAACGTCTTCGGAACCAAAAAATTTGGAGAACTGCTTATGCAATGGAATACCATTACTACAACCTATTAAAAGACATTTTTTCATTTTATACTACCACCAATAACTTGCCACGCCGTAACCGTAGACATTTATGATTGCGAAGTAGCCAGTGATCATCATCACGAATGCCGCTTCTCTTCTGTATGAAGCATAACATTGTGTGAGTGCTCCTACCAAGAATCCCGGATACACGATAGTCATGTCCGGATCTGAGGCTGTGATCGCTAGTGTAAGGCTGGCTCCAACTGTGAATATGAAACTGACAAGTTCAAAATAGAACGCTGTCCGGTCACTTTCAAAACTACGAAGCCAGAATGATCTGACTTTGTCTAACATTAAAGTTTGCCGGCTGTGTTTAGTATGCTCTCCAGGGTGTCCATCTCATCTGCGATGTTCTGGTAGTTGCCCTTGTGTGCAACTGATATTGCCTTGTTGATCAGGGCTGGTTTCAATTCTAGTTCCTCTGCGATTGCTTTCACTGTGTCTTTCAATCCACCTTTCAAGTCCTCGACCTCACCTAGTACCTGTGAGCCCTGTGAAATGATCTGGATCAATTTCTGCTTTTCAGCGTCATTAAAGTTTCTTACTGCCATTTGTTTCTCCTGTTGTTATCCAACAAGTATATAACAAATCTACAATGAATGCAAATTATTTTTTCTTTTTGGTTTTGACGTTGATCGCTTTACCACGTCTGTTGGGATTGGGATCTTTTCTTCTCTTCCTCGCCGCCGCACTTGCCCGGCCTTTTTTACCTAGTGCGTATGCTTTCTTGGCAGGTAAGCATTTGGGTTTCCCCTCACCTTTGCTCTTACCACCACATGATCCTCTGATCTTTCCTTTTGGGCCCATTCGCACCCATTTGTCCTTGAACCATTTTTTTAAATTTTCATTTAGACCTTCTGCAAAAATTAAGTTGCCGTCTGATCCTATTTGAACATCTTCTGCTTTTACGCAGTTGGGTACACGTTTGCCGAACATGGTCTTCATGCCCTTCTTTGTGTAACCTTTCCAACATCTTGTGCCTTCCAAAGTGATGTAACCTTCTTTGTAGTATTCATTTCCTGGATCTGCATCGCCCGACTCATCCGGCCACCAATCCAATTCGTATTTCTCGCCATTGTCGAACATGGCTTTCATGCCTAGTATTCTTTTTTCGTATTCGTCTTTTACTGCTTCTGTACGTCCAGCAACCACATCCATTACAAAATTAAGTGTAGTGGCATTGGCTGTCAGTGAACCACATCTGGCACCAACCTCATTTTTAAGGTGATCGATCAGTATGCTTCCAGAACATTTTGCCAGTTCGTCACTCATGTCTTCAGGCACTTCTAGGTCAACGTAACAATAGACGAAGTCGTAGTGTGGTGCTGGAGACCCGTGTAGTATGTATTCATCCCTGCACAC